GATGAGCTTGGGGGTGACGATCTTGGTGGTGATTTGGGTGGAGACCTTGGTGGTAATGAGCTTGCAGGTGACCTAGCTGACGCCAGCGTTGATGGTGAACCAGAAGAGCGTGCCATGAAGGACATGTAAAATGCCACTACGTACTTTTGACGACGGTTTTTACCCAGCAAATAGAGCACGTGATATTGCAGTGGGCAATGGCTCCGCTGATAATGACGTGCTTTCCGAGATCAACTCTCTTCAGACGCTAGTTGATGCTGCTGCTCGTTCTGGAAACCTTGAGTTGGAAGTTGGCATCTCGGAAGGTAATGAGACCAAGTTTACCGACGCAACAACGGGTCCAATCTACCGTGAGGCTTTTGCAGGCACAGATGAGTCATTTGATGCTCTTTTCCCGACAGAGGATCCACGTCTCTACAGAATTCGTATGGAGCGTGTAATCGGTTATTTCACCCGTTTGGGGTACTCAGTGCGTCGTGAAGATCAAGTGGCTGCTAGCCCTACTACATTCAACTGGATTATTAGGTGGTAATGATGTTTGATTCAACTGATGTCTAAAGAGACTCATAAAATTCTACTATCTTTCTCATTTCATCTAAAGTAGCATTGTTTTTGAGACGATTGATTTTCCAACTAACAAACACTACATTATCTCTGGTATACCCCTTCGTGGAGTCAATCCTATCGATTGATAAACTGCTGTCAGATCGTTTCCCACGTTCTTGACGCAGGATAGTACCCGTGACAGGACACGTGAGAGGGACCGTCATACCCGAGATGTCTAAACGTGTGAGTTCGAACGGTATGCCAGCACGTTTCGCACGTGCCTTGGTGCGGGACCAAATGATTTCTACGTAGTCTTTGCTTAACATGTAGGTATGTATGAACAAGAGATTCCGGTACCGTGACCTTTCATATCCGACTTTGGAGAGCGATACTACGTCGAATGGGGAACGTGTTTACTATACTCCAATGGGTGCCGCTCCCTCTGTCACTACCATTATTAGTACCCTTCCCCACCCTGGTCTCGATGAGTGGCGGGAGAGAGTGGGAGAGGAGGAAGCAGATAGGGTATCGAAGGAAGCCGCAAGTATCGGCACGTGCATGCACGACATGCTGGAATCGTATGTTAGAGATGTTCAATACCCGGAAACGAACACACCGGAAGAAGCCATAGCGAAGAAGATGTTCGCTGCGGTTCGTATGATGGGCCTCAGAGACCTTCAGGAGATTTGGGGCATCGAAGTGGCTCTGTACTACGAAAACCTCTATGCTGGGCGTACAGACATTGTGGGGGTGTATTCTGGTAAGCCTTCCATCATTGATTACAAGACTTCCAAGTATTTCAAGAAGGACGAATGGATCGAGGACTACAAGCTTCAAACAGCCGCCTATGCAATTTGTCACGATGAGCTATTTCCGGACATTGAGCCAATAGAACAGTGTGTCCTCTTGCTTGGAACGAGACCAAATCCAGAGTATAGAGTGCCACCAAAGTGTCAACGGGTCATCATCGAGAAGGACGAGATGGAAGAGTACAAGGACAGGTGGCTTGGGGTATTGGAGGAATATCACGCTACACGGTAAATACTTGTCGTCGAATAGCGAGATACCCGCATGAAATTGTACGAAATCAAAGCTGCTAGTTTTGCCAAGCTCTTAGAGCAGGGCACAACTGATATCGAGAAGGATTTGGCGCAGACTGCTGGACAAATCAAGCGGGCGTCTGCTTTTGGTAAAGGCGATGAGACTGCCGCTGGTTCAGGGGCTGGTGATAACCTTGGTGCTGGAGATTTCGGACAGTTTCCAGATCCCGAGAAAGGTAAATCTCCGCTTCAACAGGATGAAGATGATCCTCTATCACCCGATGTTCCTCCTGGTGCGGAGCAGACGGATGATGAACAGGAAGAGCTATTGATGCAGAAGGTCGATAGCATCCTCATGTCCAAGACCAACAATCATCCATATACCAAGGGTTACCAACACCAGGAAAACTCAAAGATTCACCCGTACAAGATCCTTGGTATGTCTATTGATGAACTTAATCAGCTACGTACTATGTCTCGTAATAAAGCCAATCTGGAGACCTTCAATGGTGAGCTTGGAGTCTATGATAATCCTGATATGAAGTTCTTCCAAGATCTTGTATCGTTCGTTGATAAGGTAATCGAGATCAAGAAGGATTCGACCAAGGAATACAAGGACAACAGGGACGGCAAGACCGCAAAGTCCGACAAGAGAAGTGATTCCAAGATCAAGCCGGGTAAGGTCAAGAAGAAGGTCAAGTAACATGAGATGGCAACATCTACGTGAAGCCAAGCTACCTCGGCGTTGGCGTGGGAACGTAGGTAAGTCCATCGGTGGTAGCATCTATGCCCATATTATGTATGCTGATGAAATCATTCCTGAAGAACTTCTGAACGAAGCCAAGAAACAGCTTGGTGACTTTCGCTACAACATTGTAAAGTACACTCCAAAAACCGGGGTTATCACTTTCATTCAATCACCAGACTTCGATACCGCTGATGAACCAATGGTTGGACCCGCAATGCTGGTAAAGCCGGATGGAACCACTAGGTTGATGAACCCCTCTGGCGATCCATGGATCTATCATCATAAGTGGCTGTGGGTCAAAGATGATTACCCAGGATTTGATGTAGAAGAAGCCAAGCGCCGTTCTATGAAATGGATGTCATTGCCTAACATTGACTACTCCAGAATAGGTAAGAAGTCGTATTGGGAAAAGTTCGTAATACCAAGGATAGAGAAATGAACCTATTTCAATGTGGCGGATTCACTCTGAATTCAGGAATGCACAGCGTTCTGAAGATAGAATGTGATGCTCTTACCCGTGAGGACTGGAAAACATTAGCTCATTTGGTGTCCGATAAAATCAAATTCAATTCCGTGGTTGGTGTTCCACGTGGTGGTTTGATTTTTGCTGAAGAACTTATGCCATACTGTTCTGATAAAAGAGAGTTACCATGCCTAATCGTGGATGACGTTCTGACGACCGGGGGTTCTATGACAAGATTTCGTGATGAAATTAAAGAGCCTACTATTGGCGTTGTGGCATTCGCCTGTGGGGCATGTCCAGCGTGGATCAAACCTATATTCCAGATGTGGTGACTTGAAAAAGTTGCTTTGAGTGCCCTATCTTACAAACATGAAGTTTTGTATCATAGACGCTAGCAATCTTGTTCATAGAGCCAAACACGTTATATCAAAGTATGATTCCTTTGATGAGTGTGTAGGCTTGACGCTGACTATTGTCTTCAACTCGATGAAGAAATCCTACGAGAAGTTTGGTGCAGAGCATTGCGTAGCTTGTTTCGACTCTTCCTCCTGGCGTAAAGAAATCTACCCCGAGTACAAGGGAGACCGTGTAGCAAAAGAGAAGTCTCCTATCAAAAAGGAGGAAGATGAAATCATCTGGCAGGTGCTTAGTGATCTACGAAAGTTCCTGGATGAATTCACCAATGTCACCGTTCTACATGAGCGAGACATTGAGGCAGACGATTTCATTGCTCGATGGACTCAATTGCATGACGACGAATCATTCGAGCACATTATCATTTCCGGTGATGGAGACTTCAAGCAACTAGTGCGACCCGGTGTAGAGTTGTATGATCCCATTCGTAACTTTCTGTATACTGCTGATGGTATATTCTATCAAGATGGAAAAAAGCCACGCAAAGAACAGCCAGTAGCACAGAAACACGGTGAAACTTGGAAAGTCAAGCTTACCAAAGATGGTGACCCGGAGACATTCGAACCAGAGTGGGAACTGTTTCAGCTTTGCATTCGTGGTAAGAAAAACAACTTACGAACCGCATATCCTCGTGTACGCACGAACAAGATGCGAGAAGCTTACGATGATCGTGGTGGCCCGAAGTGGAATGATTTCATTAATACTATTTGGGGTCCGGAAGATAATCGTCAACGAGTTCGTGATAGATATGAAGAAAACCGGTTGCTGATCGATTTGCGACGACAGCCTGACGAAATCAAGTTCGTGATGGATGAAACCATCAATGCCTCTTTGGAGAAAGATGCCAAGACTATGGTGGGCGCATACTTCGCTCGTTTCTGTGGCAAATACAAGCTTCGGAAACTGGTCGATCAAGCGTCTGCCATTACCCAATTGCTATCTGCGCCCTATTGATTCCCACGTCTCGATGTATATAATAGCGGTTCGTCAGGAGAGAACCGTTCATGGCAAAGGTACAAGAAACATACAAGAAGCTGGATGACTACCAGCATGCACGCCTTCGTACAGAAATGTACCTTGGATCTCGTGAACCTCACACACAGTCCTTACCTCACTTTGACGGTGAGGTATTAGGTATGCGTGAGTTTACCTGGGTATCGGCGGCTATCACACAGCTACTTGCATCTCCGTATTGAAATTTAGAACCCACACGGAATTTCCGCAATCCCATATTCTATGGTATCCCCGTTGTTGCATGATTTCTCTTTCGGTTAAAGAAGAATCATAACCATCTTTGCACAGTTTATGTTTTTGATATTTGATACGAGATTCTCTATTCAGTGGGTACGTTGATACGTACCAATAAGCAGGTTTGCTGTGATGACTTAATGTAAATCCCAAACTTTGATAAAGATCTCCATCAGACCATCTTCTATCTGCATAAGATACAATAGAAGATCCTGGAAATTTTTTTGTAACTTGCGATAGTAGTTTCCCTGCGCTTCCGACAACGGATGTATTAATCTTATTACAAAATCGAATCATTTCCAGATCATACTTCTTTGAAAATCTTGGTTTACAAAATGTCATAACGGAAACCAATTCATCATTCTTCCATAGTCCATAATTGATTGACGACGGATGTTCTCCCTGTAGATGATTGTCGTTCATGAATTTAGCAGCTAGTGGGTATGATATGGATTCAACACGGCAGTTTCTAGCGAATACCTTATCTGTAGTTTGTTTTAGTAAATGACTAATTTTTGACTTTACTATAGAACTCTTGTATCTCCATTCGTCTTCAAATATTGTTAACAACCTGACGTTTTGTTTTTTACATTGAAGTAACTTATCAATATGATAATTGCTATCACAGAATCCTTCGGAATGCCAATACAACCCACACACTTCCAAAGCTAAATTATGCTTAGGAACGAAAATATCTAATTCCTTGGGAGCAATTATTCCTCGATTACTTCGCTGGATACTAACACCCAACTGTGTGATGAAATCACCTATTTCTAATTCTGGTTTGGAAATTAATGTTCGGCACCTGGGACAACCGACTCCACGAAGATTAGCATTTGGTATCTGCCAAAATGCACCGTGCACGGGACATACAATCACGCCCTTTTGCTTACTTCCAGTATACACAAAACGGGAATAATCATACGTCGGGTGGATTTCACCCGCTTCCTCCACGAAGTCTTCAGTGCTTTTTAGTCTACCCTTTCTATCTACACATTTAGCGCATCCACTTCCGTTTTTGTGGTCATTGGCTATTTGCCAAAATACACCATGCTCGGGGCATACTATTTGTATTTTTTCGGATACACCCCTGTAGTTCACTAACGAATAATCATATTTTCCATCATGAATATCCGCACATCTGGACAAGAATTCCTTTTCATGCAACAACAAAGATTTAGATGATTTTTGCAAACCACATTTATTGCATCCTTTCCCGCTCAGATGAACATATGCACGTTGTTTGAATAACCCATGCGTTGGACACTTGATAATGACCATATCTCTCGATTTGGTATAATCAACCAAGGAATAATCGTAAAACAGTCCATGTTTAGAACGTGCTCGCCTAATGAATTCGTCAGTGCTGAGCATTAGTGATTTTGTGGTGTTTTCTCTCCCACAGTCAGGACACCCCTGATTTCTATACAAATGATTCTTCGGAGTCTGCTTGAAACTTCCGTGCTTTTGGCATATAATAGATATCGGAATATTTTTCCCCATGTAATCAGAATTGGAATAATCATACTTCATGCCGTGCGTCTTTACCGCACGAACAATAAATTCTTCAGTAGTGAGATTTTTAGGCATATGGCAGACACACTCAAAAAACTAAATGATTACGAACACACAAGACTTAGAACAGAATTATACTTTGGTTCTAGAGAACTTCATACTCAAAATATACTCCATTTTGATGGAAAGCAACTTTCATTGCGTGAGTTCACATGGGTTCCTGCATTATTTACAGGGATTAGAGAAATAATCGATAATGCTCTCGATGAAATGGTTGGGCATCGCAAGGGTGACACACTGAGTGTTACCTATGACGAGTCCACCATGGAGATTTCCGTTGAAGACAATGGCCGTGGTCTACCAATCGATGAGCGCAAGGATTTAGGCAAAGGTCCAGCCGCATCCATTCTCCTGGGAGAAGCCCGAGCAGGACGTAACTTCGATGAGCGTGGTCAAGTAGCCGGTACCAATGGTCTTGGTGCTGCCTGCACCAACTTTACCGCTGAATGGTTTGAGCTTGATGTGTATCACGGCTCAAAGCGTTTAAAGCAACGTTGGGAGGAAGGCACGTACGGTGGTAAGGACAAGCACCGAACCAAAGGACCAAATGTCATTCGGGGCTCCAAGGCTAAGAGCGGAACTAAGATTACCTACAAGCCTTCTGCAAAGGTATTCAAGCATTTGTTGCTCCCAACCGATTTTATCAAAGGTCGTCTGTGGGACATCGCAGTGTCCAATCCCAAGATCAAGGTCTACTTCAATGATGAGCGTCTGACTCCATTACCCGGACGTGATGCAGTTGCCGCCACGTATTTTAAAGATCAAGCCATCAGCAAGATTTCCTTTGAGGACGGCAACTTCAACAGCCACTTCTATCTGCTGCCAGACTTCAATGGCGACGAAGAAGTTGTACATTCGGTGGTAAACAACCTACCTGCACTACAAGGCGGCTCGCACATCGATGCGTTCCGCAACCTGTTCTATCCGTCTGCAATGAGTCATTTAACCAGCACACGTGGCAATGCCTTCACCAAGGAAAAACTGACGTTAACCCGTCCTGATATTGCTACTGGCTTGCTCATCTTCAACGTCACTACTATGGATGGGCCTAACTTTGACTCACAGACAAAAAGTCGTTTGATTACCGAAGTCCGTGGAACCATGAAGGCATGCTTCGATGAGTTCCAGGTCGGATCTGCGTTTCGTAGGAACTCTGCATGGGTGGAGTTGATCCTGGAGCGTTGCCGTCGAAGGACTGTGAGCAAAGAGACCCGTGAGATCAGCCGTGAGCAGAGGAAGATGCAACGAAGCAAGGTTGCCAAGCTCCGTGATGCAACGGGGAACCGTCGCTCGAAATGTACGCTATTCATCGGTGAGGGCGATTCTGCTCTGAACAACATGTTCACTGTGCGTGATCCAAATTTACATGGTGCACTGCCGTTGCGTGGCAAGATTTTGAATGTGCATGGCATTTCACCGAAGAAGGTCATTGAGAGTCAAGCACTTGCTGACATTATGACAAGCATAGGTTTGCAAATCGGCACAAAAGCAAACCGACCCAACCTTCGATACGGGAAAGTGTACATTGCTACTGACGAAGATGAGGATGGTAAGAACATCACCGCATTGCTGGTGAACTTCTTCTTCCGCTTCTGGCCGGAACTATTTGAGGGAGAACCATTTGTCTACAAATTCTCTACCCCGTTCATCATTGTGGAGAAGGGCAAGCAGCGAAAGTACATCTATGCAGACGCATACGATGAGTTCCAGACTAACCTGGAGAAGTATAAGGGGTGGGCTATCACCAGGGCTAAGGGTCTAGGCACTCTTACTCTGGAGGATTGGGCACATGCACTGGAGAAACCACAGGTCATACCGGTGATCAACGATGGTCACCTGAAAGAGACGTTGGATCTGATCTTCAACCAGGGTAGAGCCGATGATCGCAAGGAGTGGTTGAGTCATGACTAATAAGAAGCAAGTACCAGCAGCGGTACATTTCCAAACGACGGGCCAGCTACAGCCAATCGATTACAACTGGCTGCACATTCTGCACGTATGTCGTGAGGCATTGCAACAGGAGAAGCAATATGTTATTCTGCCTGTCGAAGAGAAGCAGAATGACAAGCGCAACAAGATGCGGCTGGTGAAGGGAGATAAGAACAGCCCTCGTGGGTTGGTGATGAAGACCGACCGTGAGGCATTGCAACGATACTATCCGTATGCTGCCGTTCGTTTGGATGCCGAGGAATTGTCTACCTACGCTGCCAAGAGATTCAATGAGCTTGATCCAGCAGAACTGGAAAGGATGGCAAGTGAGCTTACCCAGCAGAGCTAGTTCCGACTACATTAGTCGCATCTCACGGGAGTACGGTCTGTATGTTTTGGACAGTCGTGCTATCCCAGCGATGACTGATGGTCTTAAGACGAGCCAACGCATCGCTTTGTGGCTAGTGAGAAACCGAGCCGACAAGATCAAGACTATCTCGCTCGTGGGTGAGATGATTGCCTCCAACCTGTATGTCCATGGTGACGCTGCGGCTGGTGATACTATCAGTCTCCTGGCGGCTCCGTACTGCAACAACGTCCCCTTGCTCGGTAGTGTGGGTGCCTTTGGTACGTTGGCTGACCCAACGAGCTTTGGTGCCCCTCGCTATACCTACGTGAAGCGCTCCAAGTTTGCTCAGGACGCCTTGTATACCGATATAGACATCGTGCCAATGGTGGAAAACTACGACGGCTCTGCGAGGATGCCGGGTACGTTCCTGCCTCTGATACCCCTGGTACTATTGAATGGCATCAAAGGTATCGCCCCTGGTTGGTCTACCAATATCCTCCCACGTCGATTGGAAGATCTGATACGTGCCGTGCAGGAGGTTCTTAGTGATGGCAAGGTCAAGACCAAGATTATGCCCCACTACGAGGGTCGCAATGTTCGAGTGGTCGAGCGTGGAGACAATCAATATACACTATTCGGACACCTGATCAAGAAAAACACCACGACCGTGATTGTGGACAGTCTTCCGCCCGACTTGACGCTGGAGAAGTTTAAGGAATATCTCATCAAGCTGGAAGAGGATGGTAAGATCACGGATTGGATTGACCATAGCTCGAAGACTATCTACATCGAAATTAAGATGCGTCGTGCTGACCTCGTTCCCATGGAAGAGGCAGATATCATTGAGTTCCTTCGTTTGCGCACTCTGGTAACAGAGAATATTACCGTACAAGGCATCGGTGGTAACAAGGTTGTGACCTATGAGTCTGCTGATAAGTTGGTTGAGGATTGGGTGAAGTGGAGGCTTGAACTGTACCTTGAAAGGTACAACAAACTTCTTGAGGACGAGTGTTATACAAACTTGTATTGGAAGTTGGTGATTGCGTGCTTCGACCACGAACTTGTTAATGATCTTCTCAAACTGAAGGGTAAGACCGAGCTAAAGAATCGGGTTTTGGAGATCGCAAATGCGGACAAGCTCGATGGTGTCACTGACGATATTCTGGAACGAATTGCTAATCTACCGTCATACCGATGGACGGTAGAGGGGTATGACGAAGCGAAGAAGCAACTCGAAGCCAGTTCTCAACGTGTTGTGGAATATGACAGCATGGTCAGTAGCAATGTCAAGCGCAAGAATGTTTTCAAGAAAGAAGTCGGTGCTCTAGCTTAATCGTAAGCAGTCAATAGGGTACGGAAACGATAGGAAATTGGTTCATGTTGACCAAACCTTGACTTTATCCCTGGCAGGGTATATAAATACTCTTACCGATTGGTCCGTAGCTCAGAGGAAGAGCGCTGCCCTTACAAGGCAGAGGTCGAGATTTCGAAATTCTCCGGACCAACCAATTGGCTCGTAGCTCAACTGGTAGAGCGCCAGTCTCTGAAACTGGAGGTTCTTGGATCATACCCAAGCGGGCCAGCCAATCAATCAGAAGGGGTGGAGCTAAAGTGTCTGGTGACGCTAGCGGTCTTTGAAACCGCCGCAACTGGTTCGATTCCAGCCACCCCCGCCAACATCATGCCCAAATTAAGTACCTCTCTTCCAAAAGACAAACCTTACTGTACGACCATGATCAAATTCTGATCTACGATAGTAACGGTTCAGCTTCTCTTAAACTATTAGCTCCCAAATGGACGAAGAAGTGCTACATCATGCATGATTCTGATGGCAACGCAGTTGGAATCTTTAAGGGAGCAATAGACGAGAGTAAACAGATAGAGTTTACCTTAGCTGATGAAGATGATGAAATTCATGTTCTGAAAGCCGAAGAGATCTCGAAAGCTGAATACGGAACAGTTATCGCATTCAATACATTCCCTATACTCGAAGTGGATGCTCGAACGATGAGTGGCATACTATTGAAATTTCCTGACTAAACTGATATCATGCAAACGGTGTACGCTTCAATTCGTGACTCTCGTGATCATTTGGTGTGCATAGTTTGTGTGCCAAGGAATTCATCGCTGTATCAGCTTGAGCAGGCGCTGATGCAAATCTACTCGAAGCTGAATTTGCCTAGCCACCCGAGTTTATTAACGGAAACTGAAGCCAAGTCATACGTAGAAATGGGAGTCTGCGACTTTGTGGACCTAACGAAGATTGCGGACTCGTTGAAGCCCATTCAAGGCTGGAGTGATTAAAGCGGTAACCCGAAAGCTGAGGAATAAAAGGATGCTTCACTTCGTACTTCGACGTAGTTCAGACAAGGAGCCTTTGGCTCTATTCAGGATCAATGCCAAGGTCGAGAATGACATGAACATAAGCACGTTAGTTTATCGTGGACGCTTCGGTCCTTTCGTGCGGATTTATCGCAACGCTTACCACGCCTACAATCTGATGCTGGGAAGCCACGATGATGTCATTCAATCGTTGTCTTATAACCCCTACACCGAAAAGGCTGATTTTTGTTTGGAACTGGTAACAAAATCCGAGTGGGAATCATGGGATGAAATGGAACTGTTCCCGAGGTTGAAGACATCGATAGTGGGATGATACTGGATTACTACACAGTCCGAAACAATAATGATGAGATCGTGGCCATCGTTAGCATGCCACGTCGAAATAGATTGCCCTGGTCAGAATTTGTTAAAAATCCGTGTTCAGCAAGATGGAGCCATTCCAACTCTCTAATGGTTTTTGAGGATTGAATGCTCCATTCAATCCTCAAATTCATCTCATAAGGTAAATACCGGAACATCTTTTAGAGAGATATCCTTATGGAAGTTGTGATCAAAAGCGGGATCGTTAGAATAGGAGAGGGTGGAATTCTTGTTATAGGTGATGGCATCCCTCCTCACACTCCTCCATCCTCAGCACCCGTATTTTCAGGAGAAGGTACAGACAGTGGTGTTGGTGATATCAACATCAATGTAGCTTCCACCTTTACTACTGGAGATTTAGTGTTTGCACTGATAAGCTCGAATGATGCATCCACTGGATTTACATTGGACACTCCTACTGCTGGTACGTCAGGTGCATGGACCACGCTATTCAATGGCACCCCGAATGACGGAACAGTGAAAGTGGCACTGTTTTCTAAGGTGGCTACAGCTAATGATAGCTCAATAGTGACATTCACTGGTACTGATGAGGTATCCCACATTACTACTGCGGAAATTTACAAAGTTCCAACAGCATCACACAATGTTATAGATCCATCTACTGATGTTACAGTAGAGAACGCATCCGGATCTTTAACTGCCACTGGTACATTCCCAGCTATCACTGTTCCAAATAGCAATCGACTTTTCTATTTGGCGGGATATATAGGAAATAACGGTAACGCTTTTACACCAGAACCACCACCAGGACTATCCTTGATCAATGTGAACGGAACTAGTAATGCAGTCGGTAGGGCATATGACGTTACTGATCAAAACACACCAGGATTAAAGCCTTCGTTTGACGTATCATTCGCCACGGCTAATGCAACGTTTGTATTCTTTGCAGTGGCATATCCATAACGGAAAACCTGATGACTAATAAACAAATGGAACATGGGTATACTGACCAGCAACGTCAAGAAGCGTTGAAAGCAGACCATATGAAAACCCCTTCACCATGGATGAAAGTGATGAGCAATCCCTGGCCAAACAAAAAGAAAAACCAAGCCGATTGATGTTGCAGTATGAAACTAAAAGATCTAATGGAAGGACACCAACGACAGATAGAAGGACTACGCCCAAACGCTATCATCGACCTTTACTATCCATCATCGGTTCGTACAGCTATTGAATTAATCAGGGGTTCGTATAGCGATGACGAACCTCTGTTGGTTATGAATAGCCTCAAAAATGCAGCTAGAGTCTCGGATGTCGTTATTCATTTTTGGACTCAAGGAAAATATCTGGAAGCCCCTCGTGAAATGCGCAGGAACGCCCAGGATAAGGAACTAGCAGCCAAGATCTATCCAGAGTCCTTCAAACCGTTGGTGAGCATGTCGTTGCTCTCACAGCGTCCTATAGCTTTTGTGAAGAGATACCCCACGCCAAACAATATCGAAGCAGTATATGTGAATGTAGACGGTAATCTGGAGAAAATGCACGGCGACCAGTTTGTTGGCTGGTTTGTCAAGTTGGTCCGTCGTAGCAGGGACCAAGGAAAAGTAATCGAATCCCGTCTGAACGAGCGCTACAATCGATCTGTTGCCAATCGCTTAATTGGTGCTTGATTCTAATAATTTGAATACATACATTGGTAACACCGGAGGTATAACATGGGTTTCTGGGACAATTTCGCATCAGCGCAGAAGAAGTCAGATTTCACGGTCGCAATTAGCGATTCCGATTGGGATTCTGACTGGCCAAGTTTGGTATCTCGCCAAACCGCCAGAGTAGAAGTCAACTTTGTTAACAGAACTTTGGTGTTTCACCTACGTCAAGCTGCCAAAGGCGTCATCCAGGATGTCATCTTCCATATTCTTAACAAAGATTACAAGAAGATTGATCATATCTGCATCACCCCCGGAAAAGACAAGAACAAGTACGAGTACCACTTCAAGGATGGTGAAGTTGTGAGCCACTATTGCGATTTTGCGTATGAGGATGATTCTCCAGCCGTCCACGTGCTTACCGTTAAGTTTCGTGAGGTAGAACTGAAAACCCCGGCTGCGGATCGTCGCACTTCGGTCATCCTGAAAGACGAAACCCCTCAGCAACTAAACGGATAATGACTCCCCTAGAAAAGAACATCATAAAAAACTATGATATGGCATTCGTCAACTATAACGGATACCATCCGTTTCTAGATATTGTAGAAGACGATGGAGTGGTTGTTGGCATCATGCTTAAAGATGAAGGTGGCTCGTGGGACACCAAATCATGGTCTTATCACCGTATTGATAGACTTCCAGTATTGACTAATAATCTCGGTGAATCTTATCGAGAGATGATGAAGCAACGCACACGTATCCAGCTACATGGATTGCTTTTCAAGTTGGCATCTGTTGATGTCTCTACGATTATCCAAAAACCAGATGAAGAGCATTGATGACATCAAAACGTGCTAAGTTGTTAGAATTCGCTCAACGCTTTGCCTCGGTAAATACTTCTGAGGTAATGAACAATGGTTCTACTAAATGAAGCCAGGAGGATTCTAGGTGAGAGCATTGACGGTTATGGTTCTGGATGGTGGAATATTAATACCGGACAGAGATTTCAACAGCCCAATGTTGCACACGCCGAAGTTATCCTGGATAATGCAGTTGCATTTGGCGTACAACACCTAATCTCTGCAACAGTATGGGATAACCCTGATGAAATGGAGCGCATTGCTTCCAAACTCGATGGGCACTATGAAGCGTTCTACGATAAGGGCTGGCTACGTTACCTCTGGGCTCAAGAGCATGGAGAACGCCTTCTAGCTGGCTCCAGCAATTCCGAAGTCTTAGTAGAAGCCTGGGACAAAGAAGTTATCCACGACTTGTACGACGAATTTAATCCTACATTCAGCTATTGGTATTCTTCAGAACATGGGGGAAGTCCTAAATCGCAAGCCATCAGGGGAATACCACCATCAATCGAAGACTGGTTTCTATCATTATCAGGAGAAGACGAGATAAATGATATCAGGAGGAGAGCGGGGATAAGCTAATGGCATGGTACAATAATCACCTTCGTGAAACCAATATGAGCTACTGGCAACACTTCCTGTTCGCTAGTAAAATGACTCTCTGGGTCGGCTGGGTTTTCTTCACTTCCGCTGTGCACACCATTCTCCCATTTGCATTTCCGTTCTGGGCCGAAAGAAACGTCATCAAGATGGTCAAGAAGATCGAGGAGCGGCAGGGGGAACGCTAATGAATTTCAAACACTTGAAGGAAGTGAAAGAAACGTGGTGGCAACACTTCTGCTTCGCCTTCCCGATGGCCTGTCGAATGCTCTGGGGTGGTTTTTGTATACTAGTACATTCATTCCTACCTTTCCTCTTCGTGACCAATGGGTCCGACATCATCCGTAAATGCAATCGCATTGTGGAGTCTAAATTTCCTAAATGAAAAGTCCTTGACTTGGGGAGTCCCGTGTGGTAAGTTACTACCTCTAACTTGGAGAACTGTGCCATGAGCAAGTCCCGTACATCGCAACCGAGTGCCAAGGCAGCAGTCATGCGCCCTGCGTATCGTTCTCGGGTAGCTCGTGACAAGAGCAAATATCATCGCCCCTCAACAAAGCGTGAGGGCTACTGATGAACAACATCACTTAAGGAATTAGACACAAGATTCAAGCGAATGTTGGAGGGAGCCGAAGAACTTCAAAAGAGCAAGGACACGGATGACCAATGAAAATTAAAGTTTTATTCAATGATCACACTAAAAAGTACCGGATTTCTTACCAAACCGGACGGCTGTTCACTCGTTGGAAATTCGCACAGCGAGTTCTTGTCTCGTCTCAAGTCAGTCAAATCGGTATGGCCAAGTACGTGGAGTCTTCCATCGAGATCGCTGAGTTCGATTCCATAGGCGAGGCTGAGGAATTCATCGCCAAGCACGTCGCCCCACAGAGCGAGTGGTACGATCCACGAAGTGATGCTTGGACCGTGGAGGCTGAGGTTGACATTCCTGGCAAGAAAGGGTATCATGTACCAACCTTAGAAATCGGAAAGTAAAATCTGATGCAAACATACCCGACCCTGTACTCTCGTGACACCATTGGCAACATCCGTGTCTGGTGGATGGAACGTGATGGTTTTCACTATCGCACCGCATCTGGTATCAAGGATGGAGAGATCGTGCATTCGGAGTGGCGTCGTGCGTACGTGACGAACCAAGGCAAGGCCAACGAACGTTCCGCCGAGATCCAAGCCGACGCCGAAATCAAATCGTCATACGACAAGAAGCTACGCATGAAGTACCACGAGGCTGAGGCTGACGTGGACAAGGACAAGTATTTCAAGCCGATGCTCGCCAAGGAGTTCGGCAAGGAAACTTCCAAGAAGGGCGTTTCCTTCCCCGTGCACAGCCAACCGAAGCTGGATGGCATTCGTTGCCTTGTCACCGCCGAGGGTGCATGGTCCCGCACAGGCAAGCCTATTCTGGCGATTCCGCACATCCTGGAGGCCCTGGCTCCACTGTTTGCGAAAGACCCCGATCTAGTACTCGACGGCGAGCTGTACAATCACGACCTGAAGGATGACTTTAATACCATCACGTCCGTGGTTCGCAAACTGGAGCCTAATCCCGAGCAGCTTGCTGATTCAGCACGCCTGATTCAGTATCACGTGTACGACTGTCCGTCCGTGGATGGATCATTTGAAATTCGCATTAATACTCTGGTTGCTCTGCTGATGAACATGCCCGAGTGTGTCGTTCTGGTGGACACGCAGTTTGTGTTGGATCAGGAGACTCTGGATTTCTTGTACGCTGAGTACATGAAGAACGGCTACGAGGGACAGATGGTGCGCCTGGGTGGAACCTACGAGCAGAAGCGCTCGAAGTTCCTATTGAAGCGCAAAGAGTTCAAGGATGCCGAGTTCGAGATCGTGGAGGTAAAGTCGGGGCAAGGGAATTGGGAAGGTTACGCCAAGACCCTGACCGTGCGTCTTCCTGACGGCAGAACGTGCGATTCGGGTATGCGTGGTAATCAGCAGTACCTGAAGGAAGTACTGGAGAACGCTGACTCCTATGTCGGCAAGCAGGCGACCATTCGCTACCAGGATCTGACTCCGGACGGCAAGCTTAGGTTTCCTGTTGCCGTGGCGCTGCACCTGGAGGAGCGCTGGTGAGCGAAATGAAGAAGCCTACTGACATCATTGTTGATATTCATCGTGAACTTGAGGCTCTTGCGGAGGCTGCTGTACAGGAACAGCATGCTGATGCCAGCCGTGTTGATAGCACACTCGACTACTACGAGGATGAATTTGCGAAATGGATCGTAGCCAAATTTAAGAAGGAAGTTCTAGATGAAAATTAAGGTCTTTCTGGACGACGTGCGTAAGGAGCCTGTTGGATGGGTACGGGCGCACACGGCCCAGGACGCTATCGAGTGGCTTCAGGAGAGAGAGGTAAGCCACATCAGCCTGGACCATGACCTGGGTTCAGAAGAGGCTGGTACTGGCTACGACGTGTTGAAGTGGATTGAGAGGGAGGTCGCCATGGCTGGTTATGAGCCTCCGCACATGACCATTCATTCTGCCAATCCAGTGGGTCGTAAGCGCATGGAGATGGCGATCCAGAGCATCCTGCGTCTGTATGAGGTAGCTAACATGGAGTACCAGGAGGATGGATATAGCGGCCCTGGTGAAGATAATTGGGACTAACCTCTTGACTTCTTGTTGGGACAATGATAAATATAGACTGTGCATTGCTTAGTAGCGGTCTACCACGGGATACACCGGGAGGAGTGAACGCAGTGTGACCGAGTGTGAAGATTCAGACGGCGACCTGTGATGTGTCAATTCTAAGCAGGAAAGCCCTCTGACATAAGACGTTTGTATCGGATCACTTGAAGAATTGACTGTAACTCACGGCAGCCAGATAAAGGCAGGTTCGTGAGCGGTGGGATGGAAGTTCCCGCCTATTACGGTTGTGTAGCTCAATCTGGTTAGAGCACTCCCCTGTCACGGGAAAGGTTGAGGGTTCGAATCCCTTCACGACCGCCAATTTAGAGAAACACATCGCCTGTCTGAGCTTTGTGTGGGGACCATACCACTAGGTTGATAGTGGACAGACCGAGACCACGGGCTTATGTCACGTGGGATGCAATGGAAGTTTGCAATTAATGGCCCGTTAGCATAGTCTGTCCTAATGCGCCAGCTTGTCACGCTGGAGATCAAGGGTTAGAATCCCTTACGGGTCGCCAAGTTTTTGGCCAACATGGAAGTTCCTTGTCAACGTGGTATCAGCGTAAATGACGGGTCGGCCAAGGGGAGTTGTGTGACTTCACTCTCGCCAAACTCTCTGGAAGGAGAGCTAATATTAAAAGGCCGAAAAGTGATACTGGAGTTCTGTGATTGAATACTCCATTTAACCATGGTTTTGTTTGTGAAGTTCGATCACCCGGTGCCTGGGGTTACAAGGCTGATTATGGTTTTGTTTGTGAAATTCGATCACCCGGTGCCTGGGGTTACAAGGCTGATTTTTGCTTTAAAATAGATATTATTTTATTATAAAAGTCACCGTGACTGCGACTGGATGAGGAAGCCATTTCGCAGATTCCTATGGAAGTTGGGTAAGTTTCAGGGTATAGCTCAGACTGGTAGAGCGCTCGTTTCGGATACGAGAGGCCGCAGGTTCAAATCCTGCTACCCTGACCACGACAGGGCGTAGCTCAGTCTGGTTTCTAGGTGGATTATTACGGGAAGATTCCGAATGCACCAGCGTTATAGTGATTTAAAACCTCTGTTGGTGTGAGCACACGATCATAGATAGCAAGTTCATCCACAATACCTTCTAGTGCTGTAGCAGGCTGTGGTCCCTGCAACGATCCATTGTTATATTCGTTTCCAATCAAACCTCCTGGTGCTTGACCGGAGACTGGTGTGTATTTAATATCACCAGTCTTGGTATCACTGGCGTCGAGTACTCCGTTGACGTAGAGAATACGACTTCCAGAGGTATATGTTCCAACCACGTGATATATTGAGCCTGCCGGAAAGACATTTCCTTGAAGGTAAGCATTACCTGCGGTGTTTTGGTTAGGACCATCAACGGTACCGAGATAGAAACGGAATGTACCAACGTTAAATCCGTAAATTAATTTGTATCCAGAGAAATCCAAAGTGCTCCCTGAAGCGTATTGAATGAGCGCTTCGTTCACATTGGGTGGTTTACACCAACATTCGATGGAAACCGTCTTGGTTGGTTCCAAGATGGAACTCTGACCAAAGTTCCAATGGTCTGCTAGGGCGTTGTTACCCCCGACTGCTCCATCATTATCTGAAGCACCAGAAATTAATCCAGGCTCACCGTAACGCATAGGAGCACCATTCTCAGTAGCTGTGAAACCATTACCCGAAGAATCAGCCAAAGTAGGACCAGAAGATTCACCAGCACGCCAGTAAGCAATTGGACCATCTTGTAGAATCAGAGATTCATAGGTCATTGGGCCGGATGGACCCAGACTGAGTATACCGCCGTTACTGACAATAATTGAAGAACCGTTTTCGATTATAATTATTCCAGACATTTGAAATTTCCAAGTTCTTTTGTTATATTTACTGTTCCATCTTAACAACTCGGTCATTAGTCATGCAAAACCCAGATCCTCATAATCGAGGCATGGAAGCTGTCAAGCTTGCTCATCAATACACCTGGAGACAACAGAAGAGGCTGTTCCCGGTTACTGTTGGCATCCTGACATGGATGATGGGATACAGCTTGCTGACGTTCAGCTTTTTCCCTCTGTTTCAACTCAACATCCTTTCGTGGGTAATACTTATGGCCATTATGTTTTTGACCAGGAAAAAACTGAACGAAGAATTTCTTGAATACTTGAAATGCCAGAGAATTGGAAAAGAGATGGACTGGAAGACGGTCGTCTATAACGGATGGTTGAACTATGCTGCCACGCTAATCTGCCTGTATTGGGTTTTGATGATCGCTTGGATTTCGTTCTTTATGCCGGAAGGTGGAATCTATGAACTTTACGAGATGGATCCCACCAACAAACCCTTGACTTCCTAACCCTAACTACCTATAAATACAACATGCAACGACGGTATCCTGTCGCATTGTGTTTACCATCATAAAGTGTGCACACTTTATTGATGAGAATGAGGCTTTTTATGTGAGATTTTGCGCCTCGTGTTATGGACATAATAAGTTTGTCATAGCACACCAGACATTGAATCTGGGTAAGCAGCAACCTATTCATTCATTAATGGGAATGAAGTTGTACCAGCTTAATGGTGGAATGGTTAGACACATCTGGTTTAGAACTAGACACATTGCAGGTTCGAATCCTGCTTAAGCAATTGGATAAATCATCACCGTGACTGCGATGGAGGATACATACGCAGATATCGATGGAAGTTCGATAAAATTGCAGACACTCAGGGTATAGCTCAGTCTGGTCAGAGCGCTGGTCTTGGGAACCAGAGGTCCGCAGGTTCGAATCCTGCTACCCTGACCAAATCTTGTACTAAATGCTTACAAGAAAAGTCGTTAACCGAATTTCCGGATTAGGAGTCGATCCAAAGGGACTTATCAATCATGGTGTAATCGGCACATATTCAGGACTCATGGATATTCAACGGGAGATCCGAATGAACATTTCAATGCTACTCAGGGCACTCCTGGGCGCACTGTTTCTAACGGCAATGTCCGTTCAGGCGGACGAGCCCAAGACACTTCATCAATACCTTCTGGTGTCCGAGGTTAACTTCGTTCTAAATCATGGCACTCGTGTGCTCATCGTATTAAGTCCTGGAACCACAGGATGGACAACTCCAACAGAAGCTTGTGCTGGCGTATCAAAGTTTGATACGATTGTTCGTAAGGTAGTCTTCACCGACGCCAGCACTACAACAGTTTCTACAGATCTTGTTTGGAATTCTGACACACGAACCCTAACCAATCTTGGTGGCCGTAATGAAGCTACCTGCAACTAAGGACCAACACATGAAACTTCAAGTATTGGCAGCCGCAGCACTAGCGGCAACAGCATTCGTCGCATCGGCTGGTGAATACCGCAACGACTATTCACGTGGCGACATGGGAATGGGTTCCGGAAACACCCAGACTATTACCATCACCGGGAACGGTGATGGTGGCGTTACAGTCCGTCCGATTTCCTCGTTCATTCTTCCGATTTCCCCGTTCATCCTTTCCAACCCTCGTCAGGCATGCCGTTACCCAAGCAATCTGTATCGAGCTGGCGATCATTGCCTCGTTCCAGGTGAACCAGAGGCACCGAAGACTGCGCCTGTAAAGGTAGAAGAGCCTCATCCTCCTGTAGTGGAACCGCTCATCCCTGTCGCCCCTGTAAAGCCTGAGAACGGCTAAGGATGTGTTATGCGGGCGCTGTTGGCTTTAGTGCTTCTCCTTAAGTGCGTCGAAGTAGCTGGCAGCGTACAGTTCCACGAGCGACCGGAGGTTAGGGAACACCTGACCTCCGGTCCTGTAATCATTGTAAACATACCAGAATTCAAGCTTAGACTCTATCGTGATGGAGAGCTTCAGCTTGAGTCTCGTGTTATCCTCGGCAAAGAAACTAGACAGACACCCGAGATGGTGGCCGAGATCCAGCACGTCATACTGAACCCGTACTGGAACATTTCGAACAAATTGGCTCGTGCCGATATCCTACCTCGATACGTGAAAGACCCCAAGCGTCTTGAGAGAGATGGATACCAACTAGTCAGTGGGTGGAACCCTGACTCCAGAGTAGTCGATCCACTGAAGGTTGACATCGGGGCTTGCGTAAGGACCGGAGACTGTTCTTTCAGAATCCGACAAACACCAGGGGATCATAATTTCCTTGGTGCTGTGAAATTCTCCATGCCAAACCCCTACAACGTGTACATCCATGATACACCAGCCAAGCATCTTTTCTCAAGAAAGAAAAGAACCTTCAGTTCCGGTTGCATTCGTACTGACTCTCCGATTGAGTTAGCTATTCATTTATTGGGGAAATCGAGAGCCGATGTAGAATCGAGAATTGCATCTGGGACTCGACAGGAAATCTACCTAGAAACTCCAGTTAAGGTGGTGGTCGTAAACATCATGACGCCCGATGGAATACCCGTGTACCCGACCAAAATGGTGTACGATCAATGATACACATTCGACCAGCGAAGAAGTTTGAGCGCAAGAATATTGTAGAACTTGCGAGTGAGCAATTCGGTGATGGCTACCTCGTCCGAAAGGAACTAGACATCGACCGGTACATCGTACTGTACGTTGATGACGATTTCTCTGGTTTTGTGAATACTGACTTCTACTCAAAAGAGGAGTGGGACGAGCCGGGTAATGAGGGTGCTGGAATGATTGAGACCATTGCTGTTAAGACAGCATACCAACGTCTTGGATTGGGTACGGCGCTCATCGGAGTAGCCAAGGCTGACTTAATCCTAGGTGGCGCAACGGCCATCTATTGCTACGCTGCCAATTGGTCCGACCTCGATGGGCTTGCTCCGGTTGCCTCGCCACTACAGAACAATGGCTTTAAGGTGAAGGACTTTCTACCCAGGATGTGGAAGGATGACCCACCCGGCTACAAGTGCCGTGCCTGTGGGTATCCATGTAATTGTGATGCTACTCTGTACGTTTGGAAGCGAGGCTAAATACATTTAATTGGGGAAATGTAAATGCCGGATAAAGAGTTCGATCCAAACAACACCATCATCAAGAAAATCACCCACAACCGTGGGATGAACTGGATGGCCATCCTTGGTGGCATTGGAACTATAGGTGCCGCTCTAGTTGCTATCAACGCTTTCACCGGACTTAACCTTCGTCCTGCTTGGGGCTTCGAAGTAGACAAATTGATGCAGCAACAAGGTCGTGTGGAAACTATCTTGCAAAAGACTAACGACCAGCTAGAGGGAGCAGCACAACATCTGCTTCGACTTAACAAAGAACAGCTTCAACTGAAAATCAAGCAAATTGAACTGGACCGTAGGGAGGCTCGTCGTGAGCTAACCGAGCTTCAGTTGCAACGAGAAAAGCACAGAACCGCTGGAACATCGGTTCCTAATTTCATCTCTGCTGGAATTTCTGATACTCAGGAACGTATTCGCCAACTAGATGAAGATAAAGCTGACGCCCAAACTAGACTGCTTCAACTACAGTAACCAACGTGGACGACGCAGAAGAACTCTGGTGAGTCCGTTTGGAACATCCTCTTTGATGTCTTCAACCAAACAGAAGTGTTTACAAAGAAACTCGATATCCTCATTTGAATTTACATCAACGAGAACCATCGATCCGCTGTGAAGTGTGGATGCTATGGCTTTCCAATATTCATCCTTTGCAATCCCGGTCATCCAACTATCCGTGGCAATTACGAAATCGATTGATCTAAAGTTGGCAATGACTTCTGGTGATGGAGCAATAATGTTCAGATGTCGGTTCTCAATGCCGTTTCGAAGCATGAAATCGGCTAGGACACGCTGGTCGTTAGTAAATGGAAACTCATCATCTTCACCACGGACTGTCAGCATATTATTCATGCCGGTAGGAGAGATACCATCAACTAGGTAAAGGATTGGCTTGTGATATGACTGTCTGTAGATAGACAGCCCGAATAGACCAAGCCCACATCCAACATCCAGAATGGTTTTGATGCATGGTTGCCCGCCAAGGTGATCAAACAAAATGCGTGCAGAACGTTCTACATATCCACGGAGCTTGTCTCGTGTTTGAGCGCAGAACTTTTCGTTCTCCATTACCTCTTTCTTGGTTGTAGGCTTTACATCAAAATAACCGTCACTGGTACCTTGCTGATACCATATGACGGCTGCTTCTCTCGGAAAGAAAAATGGTAACTGTAGAGACATTTACTTTACAGACTTCTTCAGGTTCTTAATCTTGGTTACCGCAGTATTCCAACACTTCTTCCAAAACTCGTTGAATGCGGTACCGACTACGATACCAACAATTAAAAATAGTAGCTCTTCCATGGTATTCTCAGGTAGGCTTTGGTATTTCCAATATGGTATGATAACTCCTTGACATCAAGGGGCAATCTTTTATATACCTATTACGATTGGAGCCCAATATGACACACGATGATTTCTTGAAGAAACGTGGATTGTTGGTTGAAACTGGTCTGACGCACGACCAGCTTGCTGTGATGATGATTCGAACGGATGGTAGGTGCGTGTGCCAGTCGTGCGGGAAAAAATACCGTGAACATCCGTACGCTACCGAGGCTAGGAATTGGGATGGTGAAGTCTATCTACATGTGATATGTGGTGGGATGATTGTTAAGTTATGAGGTACTTGCATTTCATCGTTAGAAAAAACAAATATGTCCCGGAGGTTGGCGATCTGTACAGTTTCACCGAAGATGAAGTTATTGGTATTACAACGTTTGCGTTTGTGAAAGAACCACCTACTTATATGTCATTACCTACGGGTAGAGAAGGTCTTCTTGACACCATCAACTTCACATTTCAAGCATTGACACCGGCAGAGTTCGAGACCTATATTGAGTTTCAATTGTTTCCTCTAAGAGACTCAGACTACTTCGTGATTACGAATGGAACCCCAAGGCCATGAGTTCAACTAACCGTAGTGCTGCTCGAAGTAAGGAGCGAAAGGTTAATCAGGATTACTATGTTACTCCTGAATGGGCTGTACGTGAATTCATGTTGGCTTGGAATGAAAACACCCAGATCTTGAGCTACCTCAGAAATCCTCATGCTGAGGCGATGATCATGGACCCGTGTGCGGGTGGTGATATCAACAATGATATGACTTATCCAAAGGTTCTGGGTGAATGGGGTATTCAGCCTCTTACCATGGACATCCGTGAAGACTCTCGTGCCATGGTGATTGCCGATTATCTCGTTACCGATGTTGGCGAGCAGTTTGATCTCATTATTACCAATCCGCCATTCAATATTGCACAGGACATTATCGAGAAGGCACTAACAGATTGTGCTGATGACGGGTTTGTGGTTATGCTTTTGAGGTTGAACTTTCTTGGTGGTCAGGCTCGTGCCCCGTGGCTAAAGCAATACATGCCGAGTGATATCTACGTACATACAAAGAGGATGGGCTTCAATCCGGAAAAGCCAAGCGCAACGGATAGCATCGAATACGCTCACTTCATTTGGATCAAAGGCGAGACTCCGGAATATGCACGAACACATACCATCATCCATAATAGTAAAAATCATTCATGAAACGGGTGAGATAGGTATCTCTGCGCCTCAACGTGGTGGACCATTCCGTGATCAACTTCTAAAGGGATATCTTGAGAAAGAATTGCTAGAGCAGTTGGTTTTGAAAATCGATAGCGTGAAGTATGATGTCCCATACACTAGTGACGGAATGACTACTGCTGATTTCTTCAAGCATATTCAGGTTTGTATTGACCTACATGAAGCATTTTACAAAGATGGATTAAACACCTGTTGATATGAAAGTCATTATCAATGTTCTTGGCACGTCTGGAAAACCACCCACATAAAGAAAATTCTTAATATTTCCTCAAGAAAAAGCTTGACAGTGGGGTGCGGTTTTGATATACTGTTTGCGTCTGGTGAAAACTGGACGACGAAATCAACCGGAGATCCTACATGACCCCTAGCGTTGCCGAGATGATTGACCAGATCACCGCCCGCCGCAAGGCTGCGGCTTTTTGGGTTGCCGCTTGCGGAGGTTCCGAAACCCCGTTCACGTGCCGTGGTCGTCGTCTTCTCTACGTTTGGAACGGTCTCACTGGCGATCTCTGTGAGCATGCCTACCTGGACCTGGACACGGACATGATCCTGTCAGTCGAAGAAGAGGAAGCTCTGGGGCTCCGGTGATGAAGATGGCAAGGAATTTCGTGCATCGAGTCTTGTGAGACCGATTACATGAAATTCTACTGCCCGGACCTGTACGTCAGTGCTAACAAGGGTTTCGGCTACAAACTCACGAAGGAGTCTTGAACATGGGTGTCTACATCTACTCTCTCCGCAAAAAGCACAAAGAGTGCGATCTGATGGGCATCACGCCGATCAAGGTTATCTCTTTCGAGTTCGCCTATCGAGACTCCCACGTGTGGCCCGGTGACCCCGGACATCGTGCGTACGCAGCCCTGGTGGGTCGTACGAAGTCGAACGCTATTCGTGCACAAGCCTACTACTTCGATGCTGCCCAGGACGAGTATGGAACTTCCGATGTTCCTTACTACATCGTGTGGGGCGGCTTCGAGGACGGCAACACGGTCTACGAGACTAAGAAGGGTTTCCTGCCCACCATCCAGGCTGACACTCAGGATCTTCGCAACTCCAATGTGATCGGAAAGCTTTTCAAGGTGGACCGTCGCTGGACCATCGAGATGAAGTGTCCCGGTCACATCTGGAACTACGAGAGCGTGAAGATGGGCGACTTCCGCAATAACCAGGGTCTCAAGAACATGCAGCCGGCTCGTTCCTGCAAGCGATGTGATAAGTTCGAATACGCTGATCGAGAGCTTCAGGCGCTGTACGAGCAGCACTAGAGCAATGACCAAAGGGAAGCAGCATAAGCTTTAAGGTAGCATTTATCATTCGTGAAATGGAGTATTAATCATGCAGATGAGAGTTTCCGACGCCATTGTTAACATCGTGGAGTTCGCTCTTCCGAAGTTCAGCGACAAAGAGCGTATGCTTCACGTGTGTGTGGACGCAAGAATCGTCATTCATGCATGCGACGACGATCTCCCGGAGCAGTACCGTGAAGACCGCTATGCGGATGCCCGCATTCACTTCCTGTTCCAGCGTCCCACCGCCTACACCAAGGTGTTCGTCGCCATCGAGGGCTACGAGTACGCCAAGATCGAAGACGGTTCCGGGTACCCCAGAAAGGCATGGGTGCAGATTGAGGGAATGGACGCCTGTGACCAGCAGGTTTACCACGCCTCAGACCTGAACAAGCTGCGTTGGGAGATGACCAGCGACCACGACTCCTGCTGGCGTTCCGATGGAGTGGACAGTGTTCTCTTCCAGATCGAGAGGCAATTGATTGACCAGATCACCGAGGGCGACGACTTCCTTCTCAAGAAGATGCACTGCCATCACAACTTCGACACCTTCTCCAAGCCCAAGTTCGTCAAGGGTGAGGTCGTGGTGGACAAGGAGGCTAACGAGCGGGACGGGCGAGTGGGAGACAACTACCGCAAGAAGCCGATGAACATCGAGGAAATCGAATGACCAACCGATACCTCGGAAAAGTGAACTCCTTTGACATTTACGTTGACCAAGATGGTGTCGAAGGAGTGTTCATCCCCGTGAATAACGGGTGCACGGTGTTCAACTTCATGAGCCATCGACCGGTTCCAACGGTCTTGCGATTTCGAGTTACACTTACTACCATTCTCTCTGGAGAAGTTTACACAAGGAAACTCAATCCCGATGAAACTTAGTGAAATGATTGCTGACTTAGAGAGGCTGAAGGCAGAGCATGGTGACCTTGAAGTGATGATTACCACCGACAGCGGTACCTACAGTATGGAGTCAACCAGTACTGAGTACCGGTGTGCCGAAGATGATGAGTATCCCAAAGAATGGGAGATGCCGGGAGGTTTCGAGTTTATCGAAATCTTGGTCCTCGACTAATGGAACAGAAGTACGACAAGCTGTAAGCTTTCTGCATGAATATCTTTGTCACTGATTATAATCCTGCCTTTTCTGCCGTTTGGCTTGATGACAAACGGCAGAACAAGATGATCGTGGAAACAGCGCAGATGCTTTGCACTGCCGTTCGTATAATCACGGATAATGATCCAAATGTCTGTGAGGGATTATACCGAAAGACCCATGCCAATCACGGCTGCAATATCTGGGCTCGTTCTAGTCGTCAGAACTATGAATGGTTAGTTCTTCATGGTTTACACATGGTCATGGACTACATGACTCGTTCTAGTAAGATCCATAAGTCAGCGGCTGTCATTCGACAGTGTTTGATTCATATGAATCTTTTTCCTGATGACGAATTGCTTCCCTTCACCAACCATGCTCGCTCCCTTAAGCATGGTATTGACTTCACCCACCTTGAAGACCCACCTTGAAGACCCACGTTTGGCTTATCGTAAGTATCTCATAGCTCGGTGGACAACCACCGACGTGCATCAGCCCAAGTGGACCGGATTCAACCGTTCTTGTCCTGAGTGGGCTCAGGAATCAATACGTGCCAAGTATGGAAATGACTCCGTTGGAGATAGTCGAGAGGCTATCCCAACTGAAGACAGACAAATCGAAGGAGAAACTGCTTCGAAAGATTGAACCGGAACACGAATTCTGGATTTCCTGCTATCACGGTCTACGTCCCTTTGTTCCTTACAACGTTAAGTTTGGCATTAGCGATCCACATCGCTACGGAGCCGGTGTTCCCCTTGGAGTTTTCTCCAAGATATTGAAGTCCATGGAAGATGGATCTCTCAATGATATTACCACCGTCGATGCCATTTCTGCATTCTGCTCTAGATGTACGGAAAAGGAATGGAAATCTTGGTATCGACCCGTGCTCGATAAGCGTCTTCGTATCCCCATAAGTCTCTCTCTGTTCAATCAGTTTTGTCCGGAGCAGTACCGGATACAGAACTTCATTCCGTCCGTTATGACGCCTCTGGAGGACGCTGAGGGCTTCCCAGAGAGCTTCTACCTGGAGCCCTACCCTGTAGTGCCCCGACTGTTCCTATTCCTGAAGAGCAAGCGCAGCTTTGTCTTTCTGGAAGACGGCACACCAGTGCATCGTTTAATTCCTAAACTATTCGAGAGATTCGTAACCAGGGAGGGAGCAGTCTTGGAGTTATACGACGAGAATGGTCGGTACACAGTACGTGATATTCTTCTCGAAGTGCAAATGCTTGACACATCTATCAAAACTAGTTTTGTTAACAAGCGTCTAGAGGTCTTGAAGACCATGATTAGTGAGTCCGAATCCGTTGAAGTCATTGAGCATGAATTCTTGGGCAAAGACAACAAGGAAAGCATTCGTGATGTGATAAGCCTGTACCTGGAAGCTGGATATTCTGGTGTTGTGCTAAGACCAGATAGTGTTGGCTACAGACACAATCATGCCAACATTGTGATTCACCCGAACAAGAAAAACACGCTGACTTGTACCGAAATTATTCCTGGAGAAAAAGGTAGTAAATGGGAGGGGCGTGTTGAATATTTTCGTGGCATTGGTGTTCGACAGGGAAAAAAGATAGATACCCTGGTGTTTCATGGCTTGACTTTCGATGAGCGAGGAACATCTTTAGAGAAGGCGAATGACCTTATTGGTCAGAAATTTGAGGTTCTATCATGCGGAGTAACCGATGATGGATCTCTACTATTCCCTGTATTTCAACGTTGGAAGGAGAACCTTAAATGAGTGCAGAAGCCGCAATGGTTGATACCGAAAACCTGACTGCCACAGTTGATTCTGGTAAGTCGGAAGAGCTACGTGAGTTAATTCAACGCATCGAGAAACTAGAAAACGAGAAGGCTGCGATTGGTGAAGATATCAAGGCAGTCTACCAGCAGGCGAAGTCCGATGGCTGGGACACCAAAACGATGCGTAAAATCGTGAAGATTCGCAAGACCGACGAGCGTACCCTTCAGGAAGAAGAACTTCTTCTGGAGGCATACAAGACTGCTCTTGGGATGGAATGAACGCACTTGTAGTAAACTTGTTTGCAGGCCCCTGTGCTGGTAAGTCAACAACTGCCGCAGGGGTTTTCTGCAATCTGAAGAAGGCTGGTGTCAATTGTGAGCTAGTAACCGAGTTTACCAAGGAGCTAACCTGGGAGAGTAGGCATCTAGCTTTGGACAATCAGATCTACATCCTCGGTGAGCAATATCATCGTTTCTATCGAGTTGTTAAACAGGTTGATGTGATTATCACGGACACGTCGTTCGTATACGGATGCATGTATGCACCACCGGAATACTTCCCATCGTTTAAGCCTCTGGTTGTTGAAATCTTCAACAGCATGCACAACGCAAACTACTTCATCGAGAGGAGACACAGGTATAGTTCTACCGGAAGAAATCAGACGGAAGAAGAGGCATGGAAAATCGATCAATCTCAAATGTATTTTTTACTTGAACTAGGTATAACATATACTCTCGTACCGGGTAACGATGAAGGCATCGAAATCATCATCGAAGACGTATTAAGAAAACTCGAACATGGCTGAGCGAGTATGGGTTGATGGACCTAACCATCCAGATCTATTCGATGGCGAAACTCCCATTCGCATTCGAATTCCAATAGAAGAGATTGGCCTGAAAGTTTTCAAAGTCAAGCTTACATGGTATGAGACTGTGTTTGTAGTTGCTTTCAACGAGTCCGATGCTAAAGATAAAGCATGGGAAAAGGTCAGTACCTTCGGTGAAGAGACTTTCCTTGACCATGCCGAGGTAAAGGAACTAGATTGGGAAGACGAACTCAAAGACTGGCATCGTAATCTCAAGTGCAAGAATGGCAAGACCATGATTGCGAAAGAGTTACTGATGCAGCACCTAGAAGAAACCGAATGTACGTTGACGCAAAATTGATCGATGGACGTGTTCATGTTTCGTCCTACAATAATCAAGGTGAGAGGCAGATAACCACTCATTTGCCTCCGTACGTCTTCTACTATGAAGATAACAATGGCACTCACAAGTCCATCTACGGTGACTCTCTCAAGCAAAAGAGGTTTACTGATCGCAACAAATTCTACAGGGAACTTGAACGTACTAAGGCTAGAAGCTTGGTATTCGAATCCGATGTTAACCCTGTCTTTCGTTTGTTGGAAGAACGCTTTCCAAACAACGACACTCCACCGTTGAATATCTCGTTCATTGACATCGAGTGTGATAAGGATCCATCACGTGGATGGTCCAACGTATCTGATCCATATGCCATTGTCAATGCCATCACTGTCTACAACAAGTGGCAAGACCAATACTACACCATCGCCGTTGCCCCACCGACATTGACCCGTGATCAAGGAGAAGCGTTACTTGCTGATGATTCCATTGATGATGGGTTTGGATCTATGACTATGGACGAGGGATACTTTGTTGTTCATAGCGAAGCTGATTTGTTATCCGCCTTCCTAGACCTAATCCAAGATGCTGATGTGCTTACAGGGTGGAACAGCACATTTTTTGATCTACCCTATATCATTCAGCGCATTCGTATTGTTTTGGGTGGTGAGAAAATCGACAAGATACGAAAGGAGGATGGAAGTGAAAATAATCCATTCCGTCCATCTGACCGTAGCAAACCACATCTGGAAAGGCTGAACCTATTCAAGTGTCAACCAGAGATGCGTATGGTGGAAAGGTTTGGTAACGCAGAGAAGAGCTTCCTGATTTTCGGTCGGGTGCATTTGGATTATCTGGAGCTATACCGCAAGTTCACCTTCGAGGAACTTCACAGCTACACACTCGATGCCATTCTAAAAAAAGAGGTTGACCAGACCAAGGTTGTTTACGAAGGATCGCTTGATCAGCTATACCGCAACGATTTTAGAACATTTGTTGCGTATAACCGCCAGGACGTTGCTGGTCTTCATCACATGGATGACAAGCTGAAGATGATTGAACTTGCAAACACGATGGTTCATATGGCTGGAGTAACCTTCGATAAGGTGTTTGGCTCCGTGGCCATCATCGAGCAAGCCATTCTCAAAGAACTTCATAGACAAAACATGATTTGCTTCGACCGTGATGTGACTGATGAGCACGAAACTGTCCCTGGTGCTTTTGTTATTGATCCTGAAAAGGGATTGTACGAATGGGTATGCTCGTTCGATATCAACTCTCTGTACCCATCGGTTATTCGTGCTCTGAATATTAGTCCGGAGTGTGTAGTAGGTCAGTTAGATTTGTCCGAGACTGAGGAGAAGTTATCACACCACGTCGCATCCGGAATGACAGCAACAGAAGCTTGGGGTCAGTTTACTGGTGTTTTGGAGTACCATCACATCATTGATGAAACTGATGACATGGTTACGTTGTATCTTGAAGGAACAGATGGAGAAATCACAGCTTTGGCTAAAGAATGGAAGAAGAGGATTAGGCAGAACGGATGGGGCATCAGTGCCAATGGCACGGTGTTTGAACTGGACCGTGAAGGCATTGTTCCATACTGTTTGACCAAGTGGTACAAGCAACGTGTGGAATGGAAGAACGAAGCCAAGAAGTATAGTATGGCCCAGGTTGATGAGAAGGATAAGGACAAGCTTTCTGAATTGAAGGCTCAAGAACAATACTATGACATGATCCAGTTGGTCATGAAGATCTTCTTGAACTCAACGTACGGAGCTTATCTGAACCGGTTCTTCCGCTTCTACGATCCAAGGCTAGGTAAGAGCGTAACACTCACCGGACGTGTGATCACCAAGCACATGTGTCGATACGCCAGCAAGCTGATGACCGGAAACTATGAATTCGATCAAAGAGCAGTTATCTATGGTGACACGGACAGCACGTATTGCACACTCAGGTGGTACATGTCCAAGAATGGAATTGAACCCACTGTAGAAAACGCAATAAAGATTGCCGATTGTATAGGGGAAGAGATCAACTCATCGTTCCCTGACTTCATGGATAAGAGTACCATGATCGGAAGAAGGCGTGGAAAAATCATTGAAGCCGGTCGAGAAGTTGTTGGTCGCCGTGGTCTCTTCAAGGACAAGAAGAAGAGATACGCCATTCACGTTGTAGACCTGGAAGGCAAGCCCGTAGACAAGATGAAGATCATGGGCATGGAGATGCGTCGAAGTGATACTCCTGTTATCATCCAGGACTTCTTAACGGATTGCGTCACTGCTGTTGTTCGTGATGATAAAGACTACGAAGAAATCCGTAGTATGGTTGACGAATTTCGTGAGAATGTATTCCGTAAGCTACCTGAATGGAAACGTGGTACCCCTGGTCGTGTGTCCAAGCTTGCATTCAACTCCAGGCGTCTACGTGCATACAACGAAGCCAAGGCACAACAAATTGTCAACGTGGCAAAGCCCAATGTACACTACTCAGTGATTGCGGCTAACAACACAAACCTTCTGATGGAGCAGAACAAAGAGCACCGATGGGACATCATTCGAGACGGTGACAAGATTGAAGTGTTGTATCTAAAGCCTAATCCGTTCAACATGAATGCCGTAGCCATCAAAGTGGGAGAGACATACGTCCCGAAGTGGTTTCAGGAACTTCCCTTTGATAACGAAAGACATGAGAAAAAGATGATCAACCAGAAGATGGACAACGTTCTTGGCAGCATCATGAATTGGTCATTCGAACCTATCACAGATTTTCGTGACGAAGTGTTTAAGGAAGTAGATTTGCTAGCGCTATAGGACTATATTGAACGCTATGAAACTCAAAGACTTACTACCAGACGTTCTTACTGCAACGGAGCGGTTCCGTGATGTTGTCACTCATGTAATTCTAAAGGACCATGGGGAGAACTCCTTGATCGTCGCAAAGTCGATAGATGGTTCGATTTACATCGGTGGAACCACCACGAGTGAGGTTGAGGACTTTGAGGACATAGCTTGCCTGGGAAGCCTGGATTTTCTCAAGGCATCTCTTGATGCACCGGCTATGGAGGTTGGCAGCTTGGAGTTGAACATCGACCTATCTGCTGCTGGGGACGCCAGGGTTGTCCGCTCTATCACTCTATCCGGAAAGGATGGATACAACGTATTCTACCAAGCAGTAGACCCTTTCATCAGTAAGCTGAACAAGATTAGTGTAACCAAGGTATCCAGTTGGCCAGTCGTGTTTGCTGTTGATCAAACTTTCATGACACGCTTCAACGAAACCATGAAAGTTCACGCTCGTGCTCCCAAGATTGGCACCGACGAGGACGACATATTTTTGCTCTCTTATGGCGACGGGAAGATTTCTGCTAGCTTCGGTGAGAAGGGACATCAGGTTTCAACAACACTGACAGAAGAAGTGGAGATCACTGGAGAAGCCGACAAAGTGACGGCTTTGTTCTCAATCTCGAAGTTCAATTCCATTCTAAAACTGTTGGGTAATAAGACTACCATTGGCTATCTAGACAGTAAGGCCATGAAGATAGAGATGAGTACCAAATACGCTGTTTACGAATTCGTTATGACTGCAAAGAGAATGAAGAAATGATGATGTCACTAGAATGGATCATATACAGCGTTTTTCTTCCGGTCGCCTTACTTCTTCTATGTGCGGTAATCCCTCCAATTCGCCGGTTCGTATATCAGAAGCCCTGGTTAACAATTCTGATGAAAAACCTGTATACCTTCTTCGGGAAACCATACTTCAAGGTGACCGTATTTCACCATCGTGAGATTGGTCAGGTTGGGGTAGACGCTCAATACAATATCCACTTTCTCTACCTGTTGGACGGAGCGTATGAAATAGCTGGCGTAGATTACTACAATCGTGGTCTCTCAGAAGAAGCTAAGATTGCAATCTACATGTATGACACGATGGGTAGCATCGCTGACAATTACATGCCTATGCCCAACATACTACAGGAAGGAATGGATGACGAATACATCCCATCAATGTCCATGAGTGATGAATCAATAAAACAAACTGTTGACCTGGGCAAACCAGACAGTAGCGGAACTGGCTTTGATATTGCTAGAGGTTAATAAATATTCGACAAGGGCTATAGGAAAACAACCATGCTGGTATCAAAGAACATTACAAATCGTACACATGCTCCACCGCAATCCCTTACTATTGGGGATGCAGTACGAGTAGTCAATACAAATCAGATTGGCACAGTGGAGTCATATCGTGGGGGTCGCTGGTCAGTTAGGTTGTCCGAAGGAAGCACCATTGAATGCGATCTAAGCAATCTAGAAAAAAGGCAACTTCTGGTGGAGTGAACACCCTACAAGGGTGGCGACTTTCCATACACAGAAAGGTACTAAACATGACAAGAGAATATCATCCATTTCGCTACCAGAACGTCACGTTTATTCGTGCCATTGATGGCGATACAGTAGAGCTTGAAGTTGACCTGGGTTTCAAAACCCGCTATCGTGATAACTTTCGCCTAACGGATGTAGATACTCCTGAACGTGGGCGTGAGGGTTTCAACGAGGCTACTGATTACACTCGTGCTTGGTGCGAGAAGTACCAAGATAGCGGTATTGAGCTTCATTCTGTTAAGCGTGACAAGTACGGTCGCTGGCTAGCAGTTTTGCGGTCTGTACAGACCGGTGCTGTTCTGAATGATGATCTTATCACTGAGGGTCTTGGGGAGGAATACCACGGCGGTAGGCGTTCCTCGTAACTCTTGTCTTGCATTTTTTACCGTGATATATTAGTTTCTTCTAACCAGAGAAAACTACCATGATGCCTTTGATTTTCGCAATTCTTGGATTTGGAGTAGCCGTTGGCGTGGGGTACCTCATTATCAAGGTTGCCAGTGCTGCGATGAAACGATCTCTGGCTGATCAGACCAAGAAGGACGCCAAGACCTTCCTGAATCGTCGGAACTTAGAGTAAATAGACATATAGGGGTGTAGCTCAATTAGGCAGAGCAGCAGTCTCCAAAACTGAAGGTTGGGGGTTCGATTCCCTCCACCCCTGCCAATGGGACTCCAACACGTGTGATTTTGGAGTCCCTTAATAGTAACCTATTTTCCGCCAACATGCAGGAGTTAACTTTCCTGAAGAAAGTTGATACCATGGTTGCCTTCGTCAGAGGAACCATCCATAATTTGGCATCACCTAGTATGCCGCCACCGTGGCGCTGGAGAGGCTTGCCGAAGGAGCCTGATCGGAGAGTCTTGACTTCCCTGATTTGCGTACTTACATTGTGTTCTGCAAAGGCTCAATCGAGTCTTCTTTTTTGTGAACAATGTAGGAGTAAGACACACATGCGTTACGTTCTTAATTTCAATCCAGAGGGTTCCGCTACCCTGAGTGAAGGCTGTAATGGCTCTATTGAGTTCAAGAAGCTTCCCAAGGGTCTGAAGAGTGGTGCTGTTACGGCAGTTCGCTTCGCTGACAGCGGCAACGGTGTTGCCCCCCTGACTCCCCGTGATGAGGTTGGTAACCGTCTGGGTACCGTCATCAACGAGAAGATCGCCCGTGAGGTTGGTCTGAAGGGTCGCAAACGTTACATGCTTAAGCAGGTTGGTCGCAGTAACTGGTACAACCTCATTCCTCACAGCAACATCGGCAAGAAGGCTCGTCGCATCGACGGCCCTGGCGTGTCCGTGAGCATCATCGAGCGATAAGCACGTAGTCCACCGGACTATTAGTACGGGACGGGGCTGCTGCCCCCGTTCTTATTTCTATGCCTACAACTGTAGTTCATTGCAAGAAGGAACGCTACGATGTCTACATCGGTAGACCATCGAAATGGGGTAATCCTTTCAAGATTGGAAAAGATGGAACCAGAGAACAAGTCAACGAGAAATATCGAGTATGGCTTGCTGGTCAATGGGATCTCTTGGATAGTATTGACGAGCTAGAAGGAAAGGTGCTAGGTTGTCACTGTAAGCCCCTGGATTGCCATGGGGACGTTCTAGCGGAGTTGGCCAATGGCAGGCGAAAGGTTTGAAGTTCGCACATACACTGTGGATGAAGACAGAGACGACAAGTACAAGAATGGCTACTATGGTGTATACGATACTATAGAAGAGTTCGTTTGTGTGCAAACCCAATTCCATGAAGATGAAAAGTGAGCCGATTACGTCGCAGGAGTTTTCAATGAAAAGGCTTCAATATAACACCACTACAGTCAATGAAGTCCTGGAGTGTGTCGTGAACGACGGCTACGCTCTCATTGAAAATGTAGCCGATGAGCAAACTCTTGCTGCGATTAAATCGGAGTTGTCTCCACTTCTGAAAAACACTACGGAGAATAACCCTGAACCATTTCTTGGTGATCACACCAAGAGGTTTGGTCGTTTGGTGTATCGCATGCCTTCGACGCATCCAATCATTCAACATCCGTTGGCTATGCATGTATGCGAGGACACCATTGGAAAGTACGCTTGCTCATTCCGTTTGTCCTTCACCGGAATCATGCACGTCATGGCAGGACAGAAAGCACAATCCCTTCATCGTGATATCACACCGTTCCCGTCTCCAGCACCTACAATGGCAATCGCAACTATGTGGGCTATCACAGACTTCACCCGTGAAAATGGAGCCACTGTGTTTGCACCGGGAAGCCACAAGTGGAACAATGAGCGTAAGCCAAAAAGAAAAGAGCTTACGTGTGCAGAGATGCCCGCTGGCTCGGTTCTGATCTACGATGCCGCTCTCATCCATGGTGCCGGAAAGTGTGTAACCGGAGAGAGAACCGGACTAAGCCTCCAGTACAAGGTTGGCTGGTTACGTCAAGAGGAGAACCAGTATCTAGCTACTCCTTTGGAGTTTGCCAAGACACTACCAGAGAGCATGCAACGTCTCATCGGATACGACCTTGCGGCACGTCATTGGGGTGCAGTTGACCAGCAGCATCCCCTGGACTTCTTGAATGGTGACAATCGAGTTGGTACACTGGAGCTACCTGGATACGATTACGAGAATCGAGTGGTGGAACTAGAAGCCAAGGAACGTGGATTGTCTACCAAGACACGTTTCGACGTAACTCTTGACAATGAGTAAAGAATGGTAAATAATATCATTGCTGTAAACGTGGGCAAAAGCAGGAGCCTGTCGAAAGCGGGGAATAAACCCTAGTCTATCACGAGCACAGGGTGGCCATGCGGTGCGAAGAACACGTGATGATCCAAGCGGTGAACCCGAAGGGTAGCGTGACCGACCGAGCGGAGCCGGAAAACTATACGTAAGCCCGATGGCGCTGACGGTAGGCAATCGGTAGAATCGTTGCCGGGAATAGTAGATCCGGTACAGCAATGTTGCTCCACAAGCATAGATGGCGATGTGGAGCCAATGCCGATGTAGTTTAGTTGGTAAAACCGGGCACTCGTAACGCTCAGTCGTCAGTTCGATTCTGACCATCGGCTCCAAGTAGAATTGTTGAAGTCAGCAAAGGCGAATCATGGCACAGGATTGACATGATGGACCTACGTCCCGGTGATTCCTTTCGTATGTTTGAGTCTACCGGTGAACGAGTCCTATCCTACACCATATCGCACACCGGATGGTATAAAGATTGTGGACGTTGAAGCGTAACAGACATAAAGCCCAGGTGGTGGAAATTGAATTGTATCTTCTGACATGCCCAAGATTACCGCATATCTCAGCATCTTCGAGTTGCTGACGATCTATGACGTTCGGGCTGATAAGATGCAGAGTAGTGGTTGAAACTCTTGACTTCTTTCTGAACCAGTGCTAAATATACTGCACAGTATTTGCCCTTGTAGCTCAGTCCGGCCAGAACAGGCGTTTCGTAATCGGAAGGTTGTGGGTTCGATTTCTACTATCGACATCAATGGGGTTGTGGTGGAATGGCAGACACGGCGGACTTAAAATCCGTTGACCGCAAGGTCGTGTGGGTTCGAATCCCTCCAGCCCTACCAATTAGATGATATGGTTTCAGAACCTATTGACATTGGATGTAAATAGAGTTAACATATTGGGGTCGTAGTTCAGTCTGGTAGAGCGATAGGTTGAAGCCCTGTGCGACGGTGGTTCCTACCATAAAGGAGAATATGCATGCGGTACTCGGTGGCTTAGAAGATATTGAGTATGGTTCATGGGTACTGGCCTCATCCGAGGTTAAGTCTGTGAAAGTAGAAGCGGGATAAACTCCGTGGAATGAGTGATACACAATGGACTACTGAGTTGCCATCCCGAAAGGGGAGGAGCATGCCATTACAGATTGTCTAGATGTAAGTATGACGCCTGTAGTGTTTAGATTAGGACGTGACCAAAATTGAAATGCGGTTATCTCTTGAGTATGGATTCACGTTGCTTACAACTATGCTCGGGAGATAACATCTTAGCCATCATGGCGCAATTGGAAGCGCAGTTCCCTTGTAAGGAAAAGGTTGTGGGTTCGACTCCCTCTGATGGCTCCAATGCCCAGGTGGTGGAAACAGGTAGACACGCTGTCCTCAGAAGGCAGTGCCATATGGCGTGAAGGTTCGAATCCTTTCCTGGGCACCATTTCATTTTGAATCGTAGGAAATGAAATTAAGGAACCGACGGGCAATCCGGGCGGGATTCTTCACGCTTCGATGCACGGCTTCTGGTCGTTTCTTCTACTTGCAAGCATCACGGTACACCTAGATATTCCTTCTGCTATGCCTATGGTTTGGTTTATATGCTTCTTAGAAGGCATCATTCACTATCACATGGATTGGTTCAAGATCTGATGGTGCAAACGACAGAACTACAAGCCCCATACTGACCTCGGTTGCAACCTCAAACAAGCTCACTGGTGGTGGGTAGGAATTGATCAATAAATGCATCTGATGTGCTACTTGGGAATGACCTGGGCTATGGTGAAACTTCTTAGCCCTTGACAATGCGCCCGTAAATAGATAGGTTATTAACAATTGGAAGAGTGCCGGAGTTGGTCAAACGGGCCTCCCTGCTAAGGAGTGCGTCCTTCGGGGCACGAGAGTTCGAATCTCTCCTCTTCCGCCACATGTGAAGAAAACTACACTGAAGTGGGTTGCAGGAGATAGGACAAACTGGCCTCCCTGGAAAGGAGTGCGTCGGTGAAAATCGGCACGAGGGTTCGAATCCCTCACCCACTGCCAACAATAAGGAAGGGCTACCGGATAGGAGACCGGCGCAGTCTTGAAAACTGTTTGAGCCAGCAACGGCTTTGTGGGTTCGAATCCCACCCCTTCCGCCAGATGACTTTCATAGAAGTAACTCGTTGACAAGATGAACGAGAGTTACTACATTCAAATTGCATTGCGAACGTGACTTGAGCAACGGTAATGACAGTCCATCCATATGACCATCTGACGACTTCCATAGCACAAACTCGTTATGCAATGGCAGCAAACTTTCTTAATGACTGTCGGTTGGTTCTGGAAATTGGTGGTAGCAGGTACTGTTCTATTGATTCTTTCATGACCGACGAAAGAGAACGAGTCTTAGTCGTTGGAAATGACATCCTCGATATGGAAGTCTGGGAAGATGGAGTTCGCTACTTCAACAATTCTGTTGAAGATTTCCCATTCGGCCAACATCTAAACGGATATAATGAGGGTAATATTGGACTCTGTATCCTTGGCTTAGAACTACTTCCCAAGCAACCTGACACCGATCCTTTAGCGGTACTCATTAGTGAGATCCATCGTTTTGACAAAGTGGTAATAGACTACGTTACAACCAACGAACTGGCTTCTCGACAGAGCATTATCTTGTCCGGTGCATTACAAGCTGCGGATATTGAGTTAGTAATCGATATGGTGTTTGAGTGGCAATTCGACCGTAAGTATTTTGTAACCAAAGAAGCTCAGGGTTTAGAGCCTAGCCCGAGCTTCTTCAGGCAACGCAGGCTCATGGTATTTGAACGATGAGACATATACTAGCACTGATACTACTAGCTGCATTTTGTATTCCAGCACAAGCTGATGAACCAAATCTCACAGTCTACGCATTAGGCAATAATCGATGCGAAGGATGTGGAGAATTCTCTTTGTTCGTGGGTCGCTTCTACGACGAAACGAAGTGGGCAAAGATAGCCAAACTGGAGCGTGTGACCATAGACCAAAGAACTCCGCAATTAATCCCGTCCTGGTACAAAGAAGCATTTCTGGATGGCAGAACTTCGAAACCAGGACATCTACCGATGTTCATGATTTGGGCCAAAACAACCAAGTATCCAGAGAAAGGACGTGAGATCGGTCGGTTCTATGGATTCGAAGGTGGAGCCGGTGAATGGTACATCAACCTCGAACTTATGTTGGATGCTATCACGACACGGATGAAGGATGGGGTTTTTCAAGAATGAGTGATGAGCTAAATCTGGAAATTCTTCCAGATAGCGATCCACGACTGCATACTAAGAGCGAGGTCGTGAACATTTACAAAGAGCCAGATCTTCGAGCTATCATCGAAGAGATGTTCCGTTTGATGCTGAAGCATGATGGCATGGGTCTTGCTGCGCCACAGGTTGGTATCAACAAGCGATTCTTCATCATGTTTCATGAGAACAAGCTACACGTATGCATCAACCCATCCATTATCAAGAAAGCACGGGAACTTGAAGTGGACAGAGAAGGGTGTTTGTCGTTCCCTGGTTTGACCCTAAATATCCAAAGGCCCAAAGATGTCCGTGTAGCTTTTCAGGACATCTTGGGTCACCGACAGAAGAAAAAGTTCACTGGCATCTTAGCCCGATGCTTTCAGCATGAACTCGATCATCTGAACGGCATTGTTTTCACGGAGAAAGCGAACGAGTAAAATGGCTGTGTTCAATATCATAGATGGACGAACTAATGAATTTAATCCCAACTGTGATGTTGTCTTCGAAGTTTTCGCTGATGATTGGACAGACTACAACCTTCCCGCTAACACAAAAGACTTCACCGAATGGGTTACAAACACTAGTATCTACAGCGCACTCATGGTTGGAATGAAGTTCTCTGGATGTGTTACGATCTACTTCTATGACGAAGGTATGGTACCTCGTGATCATGGATACCTTGCCGCCGTTCATCCCAAGCTCAAGAAACATCAACTGAACATGGTACGGTATGATCCAAAGCTATTGAGAAACTATTGATGCTAACGAAAGTCGAAGTTCATAACGACTGGATGTTCATCGACTCTGTAGCAGAGAGTATCGAAGATTGCCTGGACAACGATTGGGCCTCGGAAGGAGTTGATTACACCTGGGTAAACCCTAAAGTTCTACGATTGTTGATTCCTCCGAAGGTATCCTATGCCGAGGTAATCGAGGACATTAGTAGACTAATAGTTCAACACCAGGATTCTATGACCTTCATTCCCATTCGACTCATTCGACCTTTTTCCATCCAACCCCTTGACATCCTACCCCTGGAATGGTAAATTACTCACGTCGCTCGGGACAATAACTCTCCTGGGATGACACATAGATTAACCTAGACACGTAGATTAACTTAGACAAAGATATTAACGGAGACAAAGAGAAACACGACCGGAAACATTGGATTCAAAGCGGTCTCCTATGCGTAGATGATTGGGTAGAGACCGGCCCGTAGAAAATGACAAACAGGTGTTTCCAACAAGGTCGTACCCCGGAATGGGAGGAGTGAGTGAGGAAGCCGGGGGGTAAAACCCCCGGCGACCTCTAACTGAAACGAAACAGGCAAAAAGCCAAAGGAGGACGCCTTCTAAACGCAAAGCAACGTGAAAGCCGTTATTTTGATTAAAGAAGTTGTTTGAAACAGGTGAAGCCGGGGGGTAAAACCCCCGGTGGATCCAAACCTTGATTAAAGAAGTTGTTTAAAACAGGTGAAGCCGGGGGGTTAAAACCCCCGGTGGATCCAAACCTTGACTTTTGAATGAGAAGGTACTATAAATACTACCATGAACATTCGACGCCACAAATTTCATAATAACCGCATTAGCATTAGCATCAGCTAAGCCACGGCATCGTCTTGCCCTGGCTCAGCGAAGTCGGGGAAAGCCCTCACCAACCTCCCTCCCAGACTATAAACCCAACATGGTGACCCCTTTCCGGGGGTAACAGAGTGGTGATGACATAACAATGTCCCTGTAGCTCAACTGGACAGAGCACCGGTCTACGAAACCGAAGGTTAGAGGTTCGAATCCTCTCAGGGATGCCAAGAGAAAAGCCTGGGGTGGCTCGTCTGGTAGAAGGCACCCGCCTGATAAGCGGGTACAGGAAGGTTCGATTCCTTCCCCCAGGACCAAATAAATTGGGATGTTAGCTCAAGTGGGCAGAGCACCGGACTTTTAATCCGAGAGATCTCAGATCGTGGCTGAGGCATCCCACCAATTTTTGAACAGACTATAAACCCAACATGGTGACCCTTTCCAGGGTGGCAGAGTGGTAATGCACCCGGCTGTTAACCGGAGTTCTGCAATAGCAGCGTAGGTTCGATCCCTACCCCTGGAGCCAAACATAGTTGTCCCTGTAGCTCAACTGGACAGAGCACCGGTCTACGAAACCGAAGGTTAGAGGTTCGAATCCTCTCAGGGATGCCAAGAGAAAAGCCTGGGGTGGCTCGTCTGGTAGAAGGCACCCGCCTGATAAGCGGGTACAGGAAGGTTCGATTCCTTCCCCCAGGACCAAACAAGCATTGCTTGAACTGGGGTTGAAAGTAGGCAAGGTAAGTGATCATAGCCGTGCTGAGGATAGACCGGGGAATGACCCTCGTTGCAGAGTCGGCGTTGGAAGTACAGAGCCCCCACCCAAGCATTATGCCTCCGTAGCTCAGTTGTATAGAGCGTCTGGCTTCGAACCAGAAGGTCGTGGGTTAGAGTCCTACCGGGGGTGCCAAAACGGCAGGGAACGTCGCCGTAAACAAGACGTGACAAGCGGGAGAGACCGCAGCACTGGTGAAGTTAAGATAGCGGTTAATCCTCCGCACTGTGACTGCGGCTACACCGGTTCGAATCCGGTACTTCACCCCGAATTTGGGATTGTAGCAAATGTTGGCTTGCTCCCGGCTCTTAACTAGTAAACAGTTTAAGACACAGAGGAATTCGATAGATACAAACGCCAGAGACGAATAATCGTTCCTGGGAAACAAGTAATAGAAATGGACTCGTAGCTCAATTGGCAGAGCACCCGGCTCTTAACCCGGGGGTTGCAGGATCGTTGCCTGTCGAGTCCACCAAACATGGCTCTGTAGCTGAGATGGATTAGCGCCTGTCTGAAGAACAGGAGAGGTTGGTTCGATTCCAACCGGAGCCACCAAACATGGGTCGATTGTGACTGATTATCGTTCTCACAAGGCCGTGGTCGTGGGTTAGAGTCCCACCTTACCTCTACAATGGGTAAGGTAGATCACGTAAAAACGTCGGTTACGCCCACTTATCCGTGTTTGATTTGGGTCTATAGCTCAATTGGCAGAGCTGCTGACTCTTAATCAGTAGGTTGGAGGTTCGAGTCCTCCTGGACCCACCAAGGAGATGCAATGCTGACTTGATCAATTGGCACTCGGTTATGCAGTGACGATGGGA